CAGCATCCGGGCTAACCGAAGCTAAAGACGAACTCCAGCCATTAATCATCGACTGAAAATCTTCAACTACTTTTTTAGTGCTGACATCGTAAGAGTTACCTTGCTCATCCTTACCAGTTTCAATCCGGCGCTGAATAATGCCAGCCGCTTTAGTTATTTCTATTTCTGCATGAGCTGATAATTCAATCGCACGAAACTTTTGGATAGAAGCTTGGTAAGCGTTAAGAGAAAAGTTCTTCTTAAATGAGCTTGGGTCACCCTTGCTCATTGCTTCTAGCTGGGCTTGGTTTGGAGGATTTTCCATAACAAATTCAGCGCCAGCAGCTTCAGCCAATTTTTCTGCTTGCCCAAACATGGATGCGGATAAATTGGATATAACTCTACCAACTGTAGAAGAAGCTTCTGCCGCCGCTTGAAAGGCGATCTCGGGGCGCTGCGTCCCAAAGTTCATGTTAGGCTGCGGCAGGTTTGATACCCCAGCTACCTGAACATTCCCTGATTGAAGTCTTCTAATTGGGTCAGCCATGATTAAGGTTTCCTTGATCGGTCTTCAATAGGTACTGTGCTATTAGTTATTTTTGGTTGTTGTGGATAGTTCATCGCAAATCCGGTAGCCGCCTTAGACAACTCAACACCAGCCAACAAACCACCTGTACCTTTTGCAATTGTTCCTGCCTTTTGCAATGTGCCAGCGTTAGCAATAGCGGCTTCACGCTCATAGAATGCCATATCATAGGATTGCTGCAACATCGTCGTGGCATCTTCTAAGCCTAATATTCTGGCTGTCATCGCATTAAGATCACTAATGCCAACGTCCTGATATACCTCTCGTACATTTGCGCCACGGACTCCCTGATAAGAACCGCCAGTAGCCACTACGCCAGAGGCATACCCACGAGCCAAAATTGCTGCGTTAGTAGCACGAAGATTTTTTAGCTGGTTGTTGGCTTGAATCTTGTAGTTAAGCGTCTCATACTCAATCTTCATTAGATTGCGCTTAAACGCAGCCTCGCCATACTCAACAGCTTTGTCGGCTCGCAGGCCAGCCATCCGCAAGTTTTCTTGCGCTTGTACCGCATAACCTGCCTGCTGGTAATAGCCTTGCGCTTGTTGAGCGTAAGCCGCACCAATTCCTGCAATAAGGCCACCAGCCGCAGCCATCCCCATACTCGCAGTTGAGCTTGGGTCAAAGATAGAAGCTGGTTGGTTAGCGGCTGGGATCGGATCTGCCATTTATGTCCCCTGATTTACAGCAACTTTGTAGTCAAGACCAAGCAACGTCATCTTGAGTGGCAAAGTTTGGGTTACTTCAATAACAGCATCCCGGCTATAGCCACGGACACCGTTTAGTCTTTTAATGCCTGTAAACGGCGTAATCGCAATATCCAGCAAAGGGTTGTCAAAGTTCTGGAATGGTACAGGCTGGCTATTAATGTTCAGGTGCTGCGACTCGCTGACAATCGCGTTGACCTCGACAATCCTCTTCTTAAAGCCAATACGGGAGCCTGTCTGCAACTTGATCTCAACCGGCATTGTCTTGATGTACACGGTAATCGGCAGACCAACCTCGTAACTGGCTGTAGACGAACGGTCAAAGGTAACACTACCACCTGCGCTAACAGTCTCATTACCTTGCGGGACACCATCACAAATGACGTTTAAAGACTTACCAATGTGTGGAAGGCTGCTAGCAGAAGCTGCGACACCGCCAGTAAAGGCACAGTCAGTAAAGCGACTATCACTAAATAGCTCAACAAAGTACCGAGTCGTCCCATTAAATACCCGTTTGGTTACCGTATAAATATCTGTGACGTTTACGCTGACATCAATAAACTCACCGTCTGTGGTGAACTCTGATGGCGCTACAATCTGCTGAGAGCGCAAGATTGAATAGACAGCCATTGAGCCGTCAGTCGAATTGGTAATTAGAAGTAAGTCGCCTTCATCCGTAGACGTAGCACGACGCAAAGACAGTCGGGTTGGGTTCTTCAGTAGGTGACCAGATAGTAGCGAGATACGCTGGGTAACGTAGGTCAGTTGTGTATCCGAGAACAAGAATTCATTAAGTGCTTTGCCTTGCCTTTGGATAAACAAGGAGCCAGATTCCAACGATTCAACTCGTGTGCCTGTCTTTGCGCCATTGCGGCTAACTTGCTTAAACGTGAACGTCAGCGGCGTGATCGGGTCAGTGCCTTGTTGCGGAACATAAAACTCGCCACCCGTGGTGAAGACTTGCAAGTCGCGGCCAGAGATAATATCAACAATGATATTAAGCTGATTAGTATCAAGGGTAGCCTCAACAGCATCATCATCCAGAAACTCAGACGGTTTAAAGTCAAAGAAGAGGGCCACTTTGCTGCCCCAGATCGTAGACGGACGTGACTTAGAGCCGCCGAAATAGAGCCTACCTTCATGGAACGATACACTGCGAGGCCAGCCTTTTCCAGACGACCAGACATCTTCATAGCCTGTCTCCAGTTCCCAATCGCCAGAAGCGATAGCTGTAGTGTTAAAGAATGGGAATTCAGTAATTGCTTCGACAACCGTACCGCTGATGTACTTTGTAATTCTGACGCGACCTTGTGGCGTAGCGTTGATGTACTGATTAACGTGCGTCGATAGGAACACCGACGAGCCAGCCGTCAAAGTAATATTGCCCGATACAGCCGATGGAGTCAGCGTTGCAGCAGGATTACTGAATGTCTGGGTAAATGCGTACTTTGGGATAGAGTCAAACGTAATAGTGCTGGCAGTCCAAGCCGCATCATTGGCACCACGAACAATCTTGATTGGCTGCAAATCTGGGTGGACAACAATCAATGTATCCGCTGATTGTGTCCAGCACAACGATGACAGCATAGCTCCAGTCAATGCAGATACAGTCAGGTAATTATCAGCACCGCCATTAATGGCTGTAATCAATGCGCCATTCTTGACCACATACATCCTGCCAGCAACAAAGCAGAGCATATAACGGTCATCAACTGAGAACTCAAAAGATATAAGCCGAACACCATTTGCAGCAGATGGCGTACTAGAATTAGGCAGCTCAAAAACGTGCTTAGTACCGGGACGGCGACGAGCGCCACCCTGCGGTTGAATGATGACATTGGTGGCTTTTGCCAGCGCATTCTCGTACTGCGGAATGTCCACACGAGCGCGTAGCAACGGATCTAATTCCCCGGTACTAAAGTTCGTCTGGAAACTTAAGAACCTAGCCATTAGTATCTCACCGCGACCAATTCGTAATCTTCGATAACCTGTGGCGGCTGACCTTGAGCATCGATGTTTGACGCTTGACGGAAGTAGCCGCCTCGGCCATTCTCAGAAGGAGAGCCGACAGCAACACCCTGCCAGTAACCTGTTTTAGTCTCTTGCTCAGTAATCGGGTAAGCCAAGTGCCACGCCATCATGTACTTCAATAACTGAATGAAGTATTGCGGCATCGCGTATTCTGGGGTCTGGTAAGGATAGTCAATGTAGACATCCTCGTAGTTCGTCAGCAGCTTGTCGCCCTCAATCTCCCAGAGCTTAACGGGACGGGCATAAGCATTAGCTGTTTCAAAGACTGCACGGGGATTACCAAGGCGATCTCCCGGCATCTGGTATTCGTACTTCCATTCTGTTGTCGGCGTAGTAATCAACCGTGACAATCGAACTTTTCTGTAGGCAAACGACCACGGGTACATAGATAACGTCATATCCCGAACGTCTGGGTACAGACGGTCACAAGAGTTGGCCTCGTCTGTTCCGTCGTTAAAAGACGAAATGGGCTTTGCGCCCAATAGGATCAATGCGTCAGAACAGATAGCAACTGCTGTATCGCCTGCGGCCATAACAACCTCTCATGTAATAAAGGGCTAGTCCCAAGTTTCCCCAGAACTAGCCCTGTGCTGCCTAACTACGGGTTAGTCCGTATCAGTTGCCGAAACAGTCGTGCCGTCAGCAATGTCTACTGCTGTAGACGAAACGGCGTTGACGTATGTCAGAACCAAACTTGGAGTCGTAGTGTCATAGACAAAGATAATATCGCCAGCTTTCAGGGTGTCTTTCAGGGACAGAAAGTAATCTGCCGTGTTGACGGTTGCCTGAGTGTCAGCGGTCTTGTACAGGTACATCGAGGGTGCGTTGCCTGCTTTAGCAGCACACACTGTGACCCAGCCAGTTGCGGAAAATGCCATGATTAACCTCCTAGATTAAGATTCGCGGCAGACGATCTTGACGATACCTTCATCGTCAATCGCCACAGCACCAGCCGAGAACATCGAAGCGATCAGGAAGGAAGTCTTCTCTGGCACATAGTTGATCTCAGTTTTTGGTGAAATGCCTTCTGCCAGACCAACTGCGTCTTTGTGGAATGCGAAGCAGGTACGGTCATTTGAACCGTCCTTAATCAAACCACCCTCAGTGCGGTCACCCAGAACGTGGAAGGTGAAGCCCAAGAATGTGTTGATTTCGCCCTGAACCAGCGCCTTGACAGTGTTAAAGTCAGACGAGGTAACAGCAGTCTCAGACAACAGCGAAGCCAAAGAACTTGCATGGATGATGATGTGACGGCCATCCATAGGGACGTTGTTGGCATTCAGCGTCTGAGCAGCAGAGCGCAGCTTGGCAACGTTCATGTTGGTGTCAGTACCACCGATGTCATTGCTAACCGAAGTGCCGCTAGAAGCAGTCAGCGCGTCCAGAATCAGTTGATCCTGACGACGACCGATTGCGCTCGACACAACCTTGACCAGCTCACGACGCTCGTCGAAGTTGACCTTGGCTTGCATGAAGATGTCCGAATACTCAGCAGCGATATAGTCGCTAAGAGTTGCAGTCACCTGCGAGTAAGTTACGTTCAGAGGAGTAACGTCAGTCTGCGGAATGCGGATCTGAGCGACACCCTTACCGATTTTAGGGAATTTGTAAGTTGAACCTTCAACACCCGAACGAATACGGACAGCCGGACGGAGAACCGCCGAAGCCTGATAGGCTTGCTTAACTTCCGCATCAAACAGGGTTACAAAGGCTGTAGACAGATTAACGGCCATTTTGTTTACCTTTTGATAAAGTTATAAAGAGGTTTCTCGCTGTCGGTGAGCCGGTGATCCGGGCCGGTTGCTTGCAGTAGGGTGCCAGCCAGTTGGGTACAACCATCTGAGGGTCGGTAATCTGATATGCCTCGGTTACATATTGTAATCAGGTTTGTCTATTGCGCAAGTCTTTTTGATAGTTTTTTGCAAAAAAAACCCCCAGACCGGCTGGGGGCAAACTCCGTGGAGGAGTGGAGACTCCTATTTAACCATATCGTTTCTGAAATAGGCGCTCTACTTTCTGACGGTAAGACGGGTCGG